GATTTTGTTTTCCATTAGTTTGTTTTCTCTCAAAAGCAATTTTTTTAGCACTACTAGTATTTTTAGCACGACTCATTTTTAATTATTTAAAGTATTTAATTTTAAGTATTTTATCGCATAATATATATATTTTTTTCTTTTTATTTAATATAAATGCTCGGTCTTATTAACGTTGCTGAACTTGTTAAAAGAATTATCAAGTACCTTGTTGAAGGTTTAATGGTTGCTATTGCTGCTTATGCTATTCCTAAACGTTCCTTAAATTTTGAGGAAATTATCTTGATTGCCTTAACTGCCGCCGCCACCTTTAGCATTTTAGACACTTACGTTCCTTCTATGGGAGCCACTGCTCGCTCTGGTGCTGGTTTTGGTATTGGAGCAAATTTAGTCCGTTTTCCAGGTGGATTTTAAATGAAAAATAATATAAAATAATATATTTTAAATCTAATTATAATATATATTATGGCAAAAAGAAGATATACTCGCAAGCTTAATACTCGCAAGCGTAAGGCTAGTAGAAAAATGAGCGGTGGTGCGTTAGATGAGAAAGCCTTGCTAAATTTAGGTTTTACTGCAGAGCAAATTGCTACCCTAAATAGTTATAATATTGAAAATATGGATTTAATTACTATGTCTTTACAGCAAACAAATCCTCAAACCGGTGCGAATTTTACACCCCAAGAATTAATAGACAGCTTAAATGATGTCCAAAATGAAATAAATAATATGGATGATGACATAGAAATCGCAGTTGATGGTGTTAACCCACCTTTAGATGAAAATAATGATGTAGAAGCTAATTCTCCTTTACAAATGCCAAACAATTTAGATGAAATGCCTGCATTATCAATGGCAGATTTAGGACCATATTCACCTCGCTCTGTAACAGAGGAGCCAACTGGTGGTAAGCGAAGCTTGAAAAAAAGACGCAACAAGCGTAATAAACGAACTATGAAAAGACGTAATAAGCGAAGCTTGAAAAAAAGAGGAGGTGGTGGTTGTTTTGGTAATGGTGTAGGAGCAAATGCTTATGATCCAAATAACTCAATATTTAATACGAGAGAATTACAATTATTTCCTTATAAACCAAATTAAATAGTTGGTATAAATTCCCAATCCAATTCTTCGCATATTTTTTTCCATATTTCATCTTGTTCTATTCTCTTCTCTCTATCTTTTAATAATGGAAATAATTGTAAATACTTCTCTTCACCTAAAAGCTCGCAAAGCTTATATGCTGTATAATAATAATTTAAAAAATTAACACGATCATCAGGACAAAATTTAGAATAAGGTGATTGTAGTTCAATAAAAAGGTTACATAATTTTTCTTCTAATTCTTGAGACATAACTGGCGGTTTAATGCCTAATTTATCTTTAATAAATGGTATATGTTCATAATATTTATTATAGCCTAATTTTTTTAAAATCTCTTTAGTTTTTAAATTTGTAATTTGTTCTAATTCAATTCTCTCTTTTTTAATTTGAATTTTTATATTTTCAATAACATCATGAGGAATTTGTGTAGTTTCTTTGCCTTGAAATTGTGCTAATATTTCCTTAAAATGATTAATGCGTTTATAAGCATAAAAACATACTTCTTTTGGTGGTTCTTTATAAGAAGGTTTTTCATTTTCAATTAAATAAGGAATGCTTCTTGAACAACAATCACAAACTAAAATACCTTCATCTTCTACTGGAACTAACTCACCTTTAAAACAAAATTTACATATATCAGTTTGAGAAATAAAAGCATTAATATCTAAAAAATTATCATCAATATTACTTAAATATTTTTGAACAATATTATTTGCTTCTTTTTGAGCTATTATTTCATTATCATCTTCATTTGTTTTAATTTTAAAAAATGAATTAATAAGATTTGTTTTACTGTTTGAAGTGCTTATATTTGTTCCAGATGATATATTTTTTTTATTTTCAAAATACTCAAAAATATATTTAGAATTGTCCAAATAATATTCTTTTTTTTTTAGCTTGGTATCTTTAATATTTGTATTAATTTGTTCAATTTGGTCTTTAATATCAAGACGTTGTTCAATTGTTAAATCTTCATTATTTAATTGGTTTTTTAATAAATTTCTCTCATATTTTAATTCTGGGATTTTATTGTTTTCATCCTTATCAAATTCATTAATAATTTCAGTATGTTTTATATCTAATGTTACTGCAGATTTTTTGTTAAATTTAAATTTTTTATTAGACTTCGGTTTAAAGCTTGGCATTTCTTTATTATAAAATACTTGTAATTTATTTAATTAATAATTTACAATAAATATAAATTTTTATAATTAACTTTTTTATTTTATAAAAAAATTGATTATAAAAATAATTTAAATAGTAATTGTATAATTATTTAAGAAACTACAATGAACTTGATTTTGGATAAGATGTTTATTAAGCGATTTTGTTTGCCTGTTGATTCAGATATTGCTTCGTATGAGAGAGGCGTAAATAATGTTTCACCGTGCGTCTGCGGACATTATAATCACGTGTCATGTATTTTACAAGGGAAAGGGTGCTATGAAAAAAGCTAGAATATTAAGTTTTGGTGTAAATCAAATGGGTCATACTAATGGAAATACTCCTGGAATACACGCAGAGGAAGATGCATTATCAAAACTAATGCCTTTAAAGTATAAAAAGAGATTAGAACCAATTAATTTATTAGTAATTCGATTGTCATCAAAAAATAAGTTACAATCGAGTAAGCCTTGTTCTAATTGTATAAAATTGCTTAGCATAATTCCAAAGAAGAAGGGATATAAGATAGAGAATGTATATTATTCAGATGAAAATGGAGATATAATAAAAACAAATTTACAAACTTTAGAAAATAGTGAACAACATTATTCAAAGTATTATAGAAACAAGCAATTAGATGTAATAGTTAAATCCTGATTAATGTTTTCTTTATTTTAAGTAATATGAGTAATTTAGATTTAAAACTAAATTTTAATTCATTAAAATCTTTAGAAGATCACGATATCAAGGTGGATATTATTAAGTTTCAAAAAATGTTATTGCTGTATAATGCTTTGGAGCAAGGTTGGGCTATTAAAAAGAGAAATGATTCATATGTCTTTAGCAAATCTCACGAAGGTAAAAAAGAGATTTTTGAAGAATCATATTTATATAAATTTATGAAGAGCAATTTAGATATAAGTAAAATAATATCTTAAAATATTATAACACATATTATTTAATTTAATGAAAATTAAATTAATTAAATTAATTAAAATAATTAAATTAAAATTCAAAATTTTTTTATCTTTAGCTTAATTATAACAATGGGAGGTGGATTAATGCAACTCGTCGCTTACGGAGCCCAAGATGTTTATCTTACGGGCAATCCTCAAATTACATTCTGGAAGGTTACTTACCGCAGATATACCAACTTTGCTATCGAATCAATCGAGCAAACTTTCAATGGTCAAGCCGATTTCGGTCGCCGTGTCCAATGTGTCATCTCTAGAAACGGTGACCTTGCCTACAGAACTTACTTACAAATTACTCTTCCTGAGATCAACCAACTTATGGGTCTCGGAAACTATTCTTCTGGCCAAAATACCGGTGTCTATGCCCGTTGGTTAGATTTCCCCGGTGAGCAACTTATCGCTCAAGTTGAAGTCGAAATTGGTGGTCAAAGAATTGACCGTCAATATGGTGACTGGATGCACATCTGGAACCAACTTACTATGACTGCTGAACAACAACGTGGATACTTCAAGATGATTGGTAACACCACTCAATTGACTTTCATCACTGATCCTTCTTTCTCTGATGTTGAATCTCCTTGTGACTCATTGGCTCCTCGTCAAGTTTGCGCTCCCCGTAACGCTCTCCCCGAGACCACTTTGTACGTTCCTCTCCAATTCTGGTTCTGTACCAACCCCGGCCTTGCTCTTCCCCTTATTGCTCTCCAATACCACGAAGTCAAGATCAACCTTGATATCAGACCTATTGACGAGTGCTTGTGGGCTGTTACCACATTGAACTGCAACACCAACCCTTACACTGGTTCTGCCGGTCAATCCACAGTTGGTCGCCCAGTCCCCGCCACTATTGCCTACAATCAATCTTTAGTTGCTGCTTCCCTCTATGTTGACTATGTCTTTTTAGATACCGACGAGAGACGCAGAATGGCCCAAAACCCCCACGAGTACCTCATCACTCAACTCCAATTCACTGGCGATGAGTCCGTTGGTTCTTCAAGTAACAAGATCAAGCTCAACTTTAACCACCCTGTTAAGGAGCTTATCTGGGTCGTCCAACCCGATCAAAACGTTGACTATTGCTCGTCTTTGACTTGTGATGCTCTCTTGTTCAAGGTTCTCGGCGCCCAACCTTTCAACTACACTGATGCCATTGATG